ACAAAGTAAAACAACATGAAAAAACTTTTAATTTTAGCTTTAATGGCGATTACGTCATATGGGGCTACAGCACAACCACCTTATCGTCCATTACCTAATCAATTTAGAGATTATGTTGACTTTAGAAAACAACAAGAAAAACCTAAAGTTGAGCATAAAGATGGCAAAGTGATTATTACAATGTCTGAAGAGCAATTTAAAAGAATGCAACAAATAAGAATGAATCAACAACGTGGATTTCACCCTGTTGTTATGAGACAACAAGTTTGCTCTAGATGTGAACATAAACATAAGCGTCATTTTCGTCGTCATAGATAAAAATCCTTGCAATCCCATGCACTGAGGCTTAACCGGTAAGGTTAGGCCTCTTTTATATATTTATATACAACAAGTTGTATGAATGACCAACAGAATATCAAAGATATAATTAAACAGGAGTATATTAAATGTGCTACAGATCCTGTTTATTTCATGAAAAAATATTATTGGATACAACACCCACAACGTGGTCGTATCCAATTTAATTTATACCCATTCCAAGAAGGTGTATTACATCAGTTTAAAAAACAAAAATATAGCATTGTAAATAAGTCAAGACAGTTAGGTATATCTACCTTAGTATCAGCTTATTCACTATGGTTAATGTTATTTAATAAAGATAAAAATATACTTTGTATAGCCACTAAGCAGGAAACTGCTAAAAACATGGTCACTAAAGTAAAGTTTGCTTATGATAATTTACCTAGTTGGTTACAACTAAAAGCAATAGAAAATAATAAATTAAGTCTTAAACTAGCAAATGGATCTCAGATTAAAGCAATTGGTGCGACTGGAGACGCAGGTCGATCTGAAGCAGTATCATTACTGTTACTAGATGAGGCCGCGTTTATTGAAGGTATAGATGAAATATTTGCCTCTGCTCAACAAACCTTAGCTACTGGTGGTCAATGTATTGCTATCTCTACCCCATATGGTACTGGTAATTGGTTCCATAGAACATTTATTGGAGCTGAAGAAGGAAAAAATGGATTTACCGCTTTAAAATTACCTTGGACAGTACATCCTGAACGAACTCAAAAATGGAGAGACGAGCAAGATGCTATCTTAGGACTTAGAAACGCCGCTCAAGAATGTGATTGTGACTTTAGCACATCAGGTGATACAGTTGTTGAACCTGATATTTTAAATTGGTACATAGCTACTTATCAAAAAGATCCTATTGCTAAAGGTGGATTTGATGGAAATTTATGGCGTTGGGAATACCCAGATTATACAAAAAATTATATAGTTGTAGCTGACGTAGCTAGAGGTGATGGTAAAGATTATTCAGCTTGCCATGTTATTGATATTGAAACAGCTAAACAAGTAGAAGAATATAAAGGTCAACTTGGTACTCGTGAATATGGACACATGCTTGTATCAATAGCTACTGAATGGAATAACGCTTTATTAGTAATTGAAAATGCTAATATAGGTTGGGATACAATTCAAACTGTAATTGAAAGAGGATATCAAAATGTATACTACTCTTCTAAATCAGATACAGCTAATATCAATATGGATAACTTTTTGAGTCGCAATGATAATAATTTAGTACCTGGTTTCACAAACTCCCTTAAAACTAGACCACTTGTTGTTTCTAAATTAGAAGCTTATATGAGAGATAGAGCTTGTGTTATTCAGTCACGTCGATTGTTAGAAGAATTAAGAACATTTGTGTGGAAAAATGGTAAAGCACAAGCCAATGATGGGTATAATGACGACTTGATAATGTCTTTTGGTATTGGTATGTTTTTACGTGACACAGCTTTAAAATTTTCTCAAGCTGGTTTAGACTTAACTCGTGCTTCACTTGGAGGTATAGGAAAAGTTTCATATACTTCCGGACCAGGCGGATTTTATTCACCACATAGCCCGACCTATGATAATCCTTGGAAAATGGATGATGGAAAAGGTGGAATGGAGGATATCAGCTGGTTGGTTTAGATAAATATTTATAACATATACTAAGATATTATGGGATTATTTGACAATCTAAAAAGATTATTTTCATCAGACGTTGTAATTCGTAATGTTGGCGGCGATGAGTTAAGAGTAATCGACACAGATCGTATACAATCATTGGGTGTTTTACAAACTAATGCTCTTGTAGACAGATTTACTAAAATCTATACAACATCTGGCGCTGGTATTTACAATATAAACAATGTTTATAATTACCAAACACTAAGAGTTCAACTTTACACTGACTATGAAGCAATGGACACTGACGCTATTGTAGCTTCAGCACTTGATATTATAGCAGATGAGTGTACTTTAAAAAATGAGCATGGTGAAATGCTTCATATTAAATCAGCTGACGAAAATATTCAACGTATTTTATATAATCTATTCTATGATGTGTTGAATATTGAATTTAATTTATGGAGTTGGGCTCGTAATATGTGTAAGTATGGTGATTTTTATCTTAAACTAGAAATTGCTGAGAAATTTGGTGTATATAATGTAATACCATTCTCAGCTTACTCAATTATTAGAGAAGAAGGTACCAATCCAAAAAATCCTACTTATGTGAGATTTAAATACGATCCAACTTCAGTATCTGGTATTACAGCTCCTCAAACACAATATGCTTTAGGCACATCAACATCAGATATTTACTTTGAAAATTATGAGATGGCTCACTTCAGATTAATAAGTGATGTTAACTATTTACCTTATGGTAGAAGTTATTTAGAACCAGGTCGTAAGATTTTCAAGCAAATGGTGTTAATGGAAGATGCGATGTTAATCCATCGTATTGTTCGCGCTCCTGAAAAACGTATTTTCTATATGAACGTAGGCGCAATACCTCCAAATGAAGTGGAAGCGTATATGCAAAAGACAGTTCAAAAACTTAAAAAAATACCTTATGTTGATCCTCAAACAGGACAATATAATTTGAAGTTCAATATGATGAACATGATGGAAGACTTTTACATACCTGTAAGAGGAAATGACCAATCAACTCGTATTGATACAGCTAAAGGTTTAGAATATAACGGTATTGAAGACGTAGCTTACTTAAGAGACAAATTATTTGCCGCTCTTAAGATACCTAAAGCATTTATGGGCTATGAGAAAGATTTAACTGGTAAAGCTACATTAGCCGCTGAAGATATTAGATTCGCTCGTACAGTAGAACGTATTCAGCGTATATTATTATCTGAATTAACTAAGATAGCATTAGTACATTTATATTCTCAAGGATATGATGGTGAACAATTAACAAATTTTGAATTATCATTAACAACACCTTCAATCATTTATGATCAAGAACGTGTTAACTTAATGAAAGAAAAAGTTGAATTAGCCACTAACATCATGGACGCTAATTTATTACCAACTGAATGGATCTATGATAACTTATTCCACTTCAGTGAAGATCAATATGATGAATATCGTGATTTGATTCTTGAAGACAAGAAACGCAAATTTAGATTAAACCAAATTGAGAATGAAGGTAATGATCCAGATGAGACAGGTCAGGTATATGGTACACCACATCAATTAGCTACCGCTTATGGTAAGGGTAGAAAAGATGGACCAGTACCAACAGGATATAACGAAAAAGATCCAAATGAACCTGTACATTTAGTTGGTCGTCCTGAAAAATCTGTATCAAATATTAATCGTCAAGATAATCCATTTGGTAAAGATAGAATTGGTACTAAAACATATAGTACAGCTGGTGTAGATCAAGAGGATAGTTTAGCTAAAACACAATGGAAAGGTGGATCACCATTAGCTATGGAAACATATCTTAAAAATAAAGAAATGTTTAATGGTATTCCAACAAATCGTCGTACAACATTATATGAAAACGATTTATTGGATGAAAAAAATATTCGTGACGAGATTAAATAACCTACATATTTATAAGTAGTATCATTATACTAAATTATGCGTATAAAACATAACAAATTTCGCAATACTGGTGTGTTATTTGAGCTATTAGTGCGTCAAATAGCATCAGATACATTAGCGAATACTGATTCTAAGGCGGTAAAAATTGTAAAAAAGTTTTACCACAATAGTGAAATAGCAAAAGAACATAAACTTTATCACACTATTTTGACAGCCCCACGTTTAAGTGAAGGTAAGGCTGAAGTATTAATTAATACAACTATTGATTTAGCTAAAAAATTAAATAAAGAGCAATTACTTAAGGAAAAATATAACTTAATTAAAGAAGTTAAAAAACATTATAATCTTGAAAGTTTCTTTAAGTCTAAAGTTAACAACTATAAAACATTAGCTGCCGCTTATACATTATTCGAATCAGCTATGGAGAGTAAGTTTGTTGAGCCTAAACAATTAGTGCTTAATAAGCTCACTATAATGGAACATATCACTAAGAAACAATTAGTTGAAAATAAAGAATCAGAAGTTGAACAAATACTAGCTAAAGAAGATAAAAATGTACGTATCTTAGCTTATAGAATGTTAATTGAAAAATTCAATAGTAAATATTCAACATTAAGTGAGCGTCAAAAATCTGTACTTAAAGAATTCATAAACAATATTTCAAATCCTGAGCACCTTAAAGCTTATATTAACGAGAACCTTAATAAAGTTAAAATTGAATTAACTGATTTAGTTAAACAAGTTAATGACAAAACAACTGAAATTAAGTTAAACGAAGTTATAACGTTGATTAAGCCAATATCTAATAAGTCATCTGTAAAAGATGAACATTTAGTATCATTACTTCAATATCAGCAATTAGCTGAAGAAATCAAAAAGGTAAATGGATAAGAATAAACTAAAATTAGAACTAGCCAAAGCCCTTAAAAAAGAAATGTCAACAACTGGCACTGGTGCTTCTGTTACTCCAGGAGTAGGTGCGGGTGTTGCTACTAAATATGCTTTTGGTAAGCGTGATAATAAGGGAACTCCAAGTGATTGGAAAGCGGCTCCATCAATTCCTAATCGTAAGTCTAAAGCTATGGATTATAAAGAATTATGGGAAAACGAATTCAAATCTTCAGATAAAATAGAAATAGTGAATGGTCCTTATAAAGGAAAAAAAGGTGTAGTTGTAAAAACTACAATCTTACGTAGTGGTGAAGAAGGATATCAAGTAAGATTTGATGATGGTGGCGCAGTTGATATTATTCCTAATGATTTAAAACTTATCAATAGAATAAAAGAAGATTTTAAAGTAGGAGACAAAGCCAAAATCAATATGCTTCTTAAAAAAAGAGCTGAGATTGAAAGAGATATGGAACAAGAAGCTGAACCAGAAGGCGGTCCAATAGCTGATAAGTATGGTGATATGTTAAATAAAATTGACAAAGCACTTTCAGCTTTAAAAGGACAAGGTGAATGGGGTCCTGAAACTAATCCATACATGAGCAGCGCAGAAATAAGAAGAAGAGCGGCTATGATAAAAGAATCATCAGATAAAATTCATATTGCTACAGATACAAAAACTGACTCAGACATTTATTTTAATCCATCAACAGGTGAGTTTTTCATTAATGTAATTGATGGTGCTGGAAACAGATGGAATAAATTACAAGTTAATACTATTGATGATGTGATAACTAAATTTCCTTCTTTAAAATGGACAAAAGAAGGTATAATTGAATTTCAACCTGAAGAACAAGATGATGATGAGGATAGCTACAATTGGTACACTGATAGTTATTTAGATGAAGAATATAAATATCCTCCTAAAGAATTAACTAGAAAAACTACTACAAATGTAGATGAATTAGCTAGAGTTGAAGGATTATTAGCTCATGCTAGTGAAAATAAAAATTACTCTGTAATGAGTAGTTATGAAAATCGTATTAAGCAATTGAAATTATTAGTCGCTATAGAGAAAAAGATAGGTAAACAATTACCACATCTTGAATTCCAAATGAATTTCAATGATTATCTTAAAGATAAACTTAAATATACAGGACTTGCTAAGTTTAATAAATTAGGTGGGTTAACAAACGCCACTGAAATAGCTGATTTTATTATAAGTAATCAAAGTCAAGATAAATTAAATGAAGATTATAAAGAAGATTACGATGTATTAACAGGAGGTCTTCCTCATAAAATAAGAACATTCTCTGATGAAGATACTGGATACGAATATGAACAAATTATAATAACAGAACCAATTCCTGATGATCCTAAA